AGCAACAGTCCATTCATTCATTGATTCATTGCCGAATACGTCCCATTGAATTTTGCTTCCAACGGTTAATTTTTGTCCAGACGGTTTGGTCTCTTGGGACAATAATTCTTTTTCCCTTGCCTTAAGTTCCTTTAATTCATTAGGCTTTTCATCTTCAAGGATTCTGCCCTCTCTTCTTGCGGCTTCAATTGCATTTATCCGCTGTCTTACAGAGTCTATTTCTTCTTGTGCTTGAGGAGCGGCTTCTGTTTGAGCGGCTTGTTGACTTTCGCTTCTTGCATTTAATTGCCTAACAAGCAGGTCAGCGTTTGATGTAGATTCAAATACAATATCAGGAAACGCCTGTCTTAGAGCGTCAAGCAATTCGGGCCTTGCATTTACAAGACCGTCATTTACGATGATTCCGCCTATTTGAGACACGTCGGTTATCGATCCAACACCTCTATTTGCAACAAGAGTAAATGGTCCATCCATATATGCGTTTCCAGAAGCTGTTCCGGTTCCGGCTCCCGCCCCTTGTTGACCCCCTGATAACGGAGCCGTGTAAAGCCTTCCTCCACCTCTAGTCGGGTCTATCCCTTTGGTTAAAAGATTGAATAAATCACTAAATGCTTTACCAATAGTTGTTTTCCCCATTCCATGAGCCGAATATTGATTTCCGCCTTCCGCATTCGCTCTATCGAGAGCTGCTGGGGCATTCCCAAATCCTTCATCCAACAATCCGCCACTTCGTCCGCCGGGAACATTGAAATAAATATCACTCAATATATCGTTTACCCTTTGCGCGGCTTCGTCTGATGTTTGAAGAACTCCACTTGTTGCAGGCGCTTCACCGCTTGTTGTTTCGATAGGTTGGGTTGTGACAGGTTCTTGCCCGACTCCGACTTCACCTGATACCCTTGTTTGGTTTTCTTGATCATAAGGGAGATTGTTTAGATTATTCAACAGCTGTTGCCCAGGACCCTGTGCACCATCTCTTATTTGAAGATTTTTGCCGTCTTCAGTTGTTATATTAAGATACACAACCTTGCCGCCCTTTTCTTTATAGCTATTGACTACAGCGTTTTTACCATTGTAGTCTACTGTTGCCCCCTTTTCAAGGGATGGAGTGATGAGGGTGTTCTGGTTTTCTTTTACCATCTCCCCAACGTCTCCAGTGTCTGTCTTAATCCCCATTGAGCGAATTTTTTCAGCCGCGCCTTCGCCCTTCTCGATTACAACACTTTTCCCGTTGTTGTACTCAAGCTCGTAATCCCCATCTTCGTTTATGAAGAAATTCGCCTGTTGCCCATCCACCATAACTCGTTGAGGGGCCGTAGAAACACCCACCGTTCTTGCATCAATCCCGTTTGTGCCAAGGTTTAAAATTTGCTCCCTTTCACTTTTGAGTCTTTGAATTTGAGCCTCGGTTACAGGATCCTGCACGTCTGAATCTTCAAGCGTTTTGATGTCTTGACTGATCGAAAAGACGTGAGCCTTTTTCGTGTCATCAAGGGAATCCCAATTAGGGTGAACCCTTAAAGACTCCAGAGTCTCCATCGGCTTTTTGAGCGTCTCTTTTAACTGACCCACAGTGCTCTCTGATGTGTGAGAATCAATTATTTTTTGTCCCCTTTCAGCTATTTCATACTCTACAGACTCCCTTGTTTGGGACTTCTTTTGAGGACCCTTTATGAAGTCAACGCCACCCTTTACGATGGCTCCCCCAAGAACGCTATTTACAAATTCTTCGTTATTAAACTGTGTGTCAAAGTACTTCGATTGACCGATAGCGTTAGCAGCCCGCTTCGATATGTTATCAAGGATGTAAGCACCCCCTTCTTCAAGAAGTCCCTCCTTAATAAAGGCATCCCTTGTGTACGCCCCAAGCGATTCAAACACGGCCTTTCCAAGCGGGCCGTTGCCCCTTATGGCCTGACGAATAGAGGCCCTTGCCTGCGTCTTAAACAAATTATCTGGGACAGCAAGTTCTATTGTGGCCTGCGGAATTGCCAACGCAGAGGACACTACAGAAGCTTCAGACGAACTGTACTTGCCCGTTTGAATCAGTTCATTATAGTAGTCCGCCTCAGCAGATAAAAACCCGGGGATAAATGTTCCAAGCCAAGCAGGGGCTTTTGCCGCTGCCGCAGCTTCTCCCCCCATCATAAACATAGCCATCGATCCAAAACCACTACCGGCCATGCTTGACAGCTTCTGAACAACAGAGTTAGTCTCTGGCTCGAACGATTCAGCTATAAGGTTGGCGTTAAGCCCCATAATTTTATCAAACAGCCTGTCCGAGATGTCGTACTTGTCATCGCTTGTTAAAAACTTTGCCGGCCCAACTTGAGCCCCCATCCTAACAAGTGATGCCGCTGAAGATATGGCCATACTCATTCCCGCAGCACCTGCCGACCTCATAAATTCATACGCAGCCCCCCATGTTTTCATAGGAGCTTCAATCACCCCAAAATCCGTTGACCAAAACTTCTTTGCAATTTCTTCATTGCGCTTCTTCTGTTCAAACTCCTCCTTTATGCCCGAATACTTCTCAAACTCGTCAGCAAACGCCTGACCAGAAGCCGACATGCCCATCAAGACCTTGCCATAGATGTTATAGTCCTGCTGAAGTTGGTTTACCCTTTTCTTGACATCTTCAGTTATGCCAAGTCGAGTAGATATACTTTTTTCTTTTTGTTTTAAAGACTCCATTTGAGAGTCATAGAACTCACGGGCTATTTCTCCCTTCTGCAACTGAGTGTTCAACACCTCGGCCTGCTTAAAAATATCGCCTGTTTGTTCTTGGTACTTCTGAATATCTACACTGCCAACAAGGTTTGAGTTCTCCACAATCCTGTTTTCAATAGCCATAGCCTGTTCTGCCCTCTTGGCATTAAACAGCCCCTTTGCCCTGTCTTCTATAGATAAAACAAACTGCTCATCCCCCTTAGAAACACCCTCTTTATCCGATATTCTTTTTTTAATCTCGTCGTACCTTTGTTTGTTGGAGCTATACCCGTCTGGATACTTTTTGGACATGTACCTCCAATAAGAATCCATTACGTTTTTAAAAACTAAATCCTTCTTTTCCCTGTTCTTTTTGCCCTCCTCAGTTGTTTCGAGAAATATGGTAGAAACGGGCTGGTCCTCTGACTCTTGGTACAAATCAGCAATGTCCTTATTGGATGCAATTGTATAGTCATCGTCAGTTAACGTATCATCCCCAGAATAGGCCATGTAGTCCTTCAACTCATCCTCAAATGGGGAAATAGCATCGCTTAACTCCGCCCTTCTCATCGTCCTTCTGGCTGATTCCTCAAGAGTTGGCATACCCTTCTCCTTTCTAATGTCCTCAACCTCTTGAACAACCTGCTCGTTTACGTACTTTGGATTCGACGGCAGTTTGCCCTGCCGAATTTGCGACTGAGCCTTGTTTGCTTGACTTATTTCAAAGGAGGTTTGCTCAGGGACAAGCGCTTGAGTTGTCTCGGATGGCAGTTCTTCTTTTTTGTAGGTTATGTCTTCAAATGGACGCTTTATCTCTTGCTTCTTTTGCAAATCAGTTTTAAGCGGAACCTGAATTTGAGACTGCTTCATCCTATCGACAATGCCCTGCCCAAAACTCGGAGCGGAAGGCTGTGGCTGCTGCCCTTGTGGCGCGTTTGATTCTTGCCCAGAAGCCGCGCCATCTTCCGGTTGCGCCCCCTTTAGCGAAAGCGTTTTGTAAAACGATTCAAACGATTCGGGGACATCTATTCCCTGAGATTTTTTGGACTGAAGGTATGAAAAATATTTCCTTGCACTCTCCTGATTGGAAAGTGTTTTCTGAAACGATTCGTACGTTGGTGGTACGTCAAGGTTTTTCGACTTCAGATATTCGTAATACTTCTTGCTTACTGGTATTGCCATTTATATTTTTGTCTTGTAATTGTTGTTACTGCACTTTATTCTTTGCCATGTGCTTAATCGGGTTTCAACCAGGTAACGCCTGAGTTGTCCGTGCTTTGATTAGCGCTGCCACCCCCGCGAATATTGTTAAATATGTCATTTGCATCAGCCCCGTACTCCCCTAAAAACGCGTTCCTATTCCTTACATCTGAGTAGTCAATCCAAACCGATTCAACATAGCCTCTTCCTGTATCAACCACACCACGAATTACAGTCCCGTTCGGCCCTTGATAAACCTCTTTAACGCTTACTCTTCTTAAGTTACCATCGCTGTCATACAAATCAACGGTTTTAGGATCAAGGGCAATCGTGTTGTATCCAGACGTGTAAAAAAGATCTGTTTGATCCGGCTGGTTTGGTGTGTGAGCAGCCCTGAAGTTAACCCCCTTGTACTGTCCCTGACCCGCATTAAAGTCAAAAGAAAAGTCTGGCTTTTCCTCTTTCCTACTTGTTACTCCCCCCGTGTACTTAACCTCCTTCTTTTTGGGCTTGTAGTACTGGTCAAACTGCTTAAGGATTTCTTCTTTTGCGTCCTCGTAACCCCCCATTTGATTTGCTACAGCCTTACCCTCAGGGCTCTTCAGCAGGTACGCGTCGAGTCTTGACTCGAATGCGGTTCTATCCTTACCCACCATGTTCTTGGGCAGATCAGTTTCCGGAACCGTCTTGGCAATCTCATCAACCACTCCCGTCAAGTCATAAACCTTAGGTAGTTCGGCACCCTGTCTAGCAAGTCTATTCCTCTCCTCTATTGTACCGGCACTCTTAAATGCTTCAATCTGGGCAAGGGCCTTTTCCTTATCGTAAACCAACCCCTCAGGATCCTTTTGGTACTGACCCATAATATTGTCGTAGAAGGCCCTGTTTTGCTCGGACTGCTTACGGGCGGTTTCTATCTTCCTCTCAAGGGCCTTCTTCTCCTTTATTTGGTCGGGGGTAAGGTCTTCCATCGCCGTTCCAGAGTTGATGTAACCCGTAACGAGGTCGTCGTACTGAGAGATAAGACCATTGAGCTCCTCCTCCTCCCCATCATGCCAAAGGTCTTCGGGGGCAAGTATTGTGTCGAGCCACTGCCTCTTAGCCTCCTTCTTGTTATCCTCCTCCTCCTTGGCTAATTCACGAGCCCTTTCAAGCTCCGACTCGGCTATGTTTAAGGCCTCCCCACGTTCAAAGAACGCAGCCCCTTTGCCTGATCCATCCATTTGACCAGACTCGCCTGTGTATACTATTGCTGCACTTGGTACTGCCATTATCCGTAAAGCATTGGTTCAATTGTATCTATTCCTGTTTCACCAAATTCGCCTGTATTCCCCGTAGTTGTCGTGGTTTTGCCCCCGATTCCCCCCATCATGCCGCCCCCAGCCCTTGCGACATTCGCAAAAGCATCGAAAGCCAAGTTCGACTCCTGATACCTCTTTTGTCTTAACGCAGAAATAGCTGCACTGGTTCTCAAGAAGGGGTTCAAGACGTTTTGCTCGTACTCCATCTGCCTGTACTCGCCGAGTTGAGAGGCCATATTCGCCATATTCGCCCGCCTGTTCTCTAATTGGGATTGATAGTTCTGCGCATTCTCAATACCAATCTGCTGCTGCTGAGCCATACCCTGAGTCCCGAGGTTTGTAAGGGCGGCAACGGCATCAAGACCCGTACCGTACTTAGAAATATCCCCAAGGGCGGAGGCCTGCTGAACCCCCATAAGGTTCTGCATGGCGCCGTAGCCCGGCATATTCCTTGAAACAGGCATTGCCTTTGCAGCATCGTAGGCCTGCATCATCTCTTTAGGCATCTCAAAACGGGGGTCCTTGAGCCCCTTCTGTAGGCCCTCTATCTCCTTCTTGGCACGGTTCGCACGAATAAGGGACTGAATCCCCTTACCCGCTGCAATGCCCCCTGCTATAATACTTGCTGTTATCGGCATTCCTTGTAGATTAAATTTGTTATTTCTTCATCAGAGTAAACTACACTCATCCCACAGCGCTGCAGCCACTTTATACCCCTTTCGTTACGAGACCACATCGAGCACTCAAACTCGGGGCCAACGGTATCAACAACGGACTCAAACACCTGCTTGAGAACAGTCTTTACCCTGTAGTTTGGGTTTACACCAAAACTCACGAGTCTCCCCGGTATGGTGTAAATGAATCCAACAACTCTATCGTCAACAACCACGTCTTTAAAAACCCCGTCCTCGCTAACAGACTCCCAATCCATAATTTTCTTGTAGGTGTCTACAGCCACTCCTGAATCCGTTTTATCAGGGTTACTTGGGTCGCAATAAAGCTCTATCTCCTTGTCCCCCTTAAAAGCGGCAAGAATAGACCTTATTTTGACGCTACTCTTCATCGTAGGCAAATTTATGAAAGTATCCCCTTAATTCCAACATTGAATATTTGTGCCCCGCTCTGGTTTGAAAGTGGGTCATAACTCAACACGTGGGTAAGGTAGTACGACCTCATGTCTTCACCAGCAGCCATGGCCTTATCGGCGGAGTACAAGTACCCTGAAACCCCTGTTTCTACAGGGTTCCCGTAGCTAGTCTCTATAAACGTTGTGTTTGTAATGCTGTTGTAAACGGCAGACGTTACCGTCCCTAAAAAGTTGCCGTTAACCTGAACAACCACCACATTCACACCAAGCAATCCCGTGTAATCACCATCAACATTCCACCCCGTGATGAGGTCCCCCGTGTCGGGATCGATACCAACAAAAGACGTTGATGGGACTGCTGAATTCAAAAACTTGGGGTCGTACAAGTTCTTCTTGTAGTAACCCCTTACATACCCCTCATAAACCCCCATCTCTGATGTTGGGACGGAGGTGTACATTCCGCTAGTGTAGCTGAGGTTTGGTTCTGAACTTGCCTCAACCAAAAACGGCTTTGATGAGCGCTGAGTAAAGTTTTGATACCTCTTTACATTTAGCGGGTCTTCGTTGGAGACAAACGCTATCTTTTGAATAAACTCGGTATCGTGGAACGTGAAAGAATCCCTCTGATTGTGTTTAAAGAATTCCGACTCGTCCCCCCACCCAAACAGAAGCTGTCCGTAGTTGACAAAGTGCATGAACGGGTAGTAGTATGTTGATCTCCACCTCATTTTTAAGTAATCGAAAACAACGTGCTTCACCTCTGTTTCCGGGTGAATGTAATACGTTGCCTGACCAACATTGTTCCCTACAGGGAATTGATCCCGAATGTATATTGCGATACCCAGTGCGATAAGGCCCGGCTCCTCGACGAACTCTATGTACGTGGTGAATGTCACAAGCGGAGCCAAAGGATCGTCTACTGGTATGTAAAACGTTATTTGGCGACCAACAAACCCGGCGAGTTCAGCATATGTTCCAGAGGCAAGGAAAACCGAAGCGCCCTCGTTGGCGAACACTATGTCGCCAGAATAATCAGAGTCGTCCTTCACCAGCTTAAAAGCAAATCCCACCTCCCCCATAAGCTCGTTCACGTACGAACGGCAGTCAGATGCAGACGTTTTTGAGTACTCTGTAGCAATCCGCTTGGTCTCGGTTTTGAACTTAAAGTCGTTTCCGCTTGCAGGGTCTATCTCACTGATCACGTTCTGACCGTTGGTGTCAGACAGGATAAACACCCCAGAGTTCGGGTCAAAGTACGCTATAGAGCCGTTTGGGAGCAGCGCAACAGAGCCAGGGGCCGTGGTTCCAAACCTTGACTTGTAGTCAAACCAAGAAGCGAACGTGGCCTTGCTTACCCTCACAGAGCTATCCGATCCAACCTCGTTGGGGTAGAACTGAATGTACACCGAGTTCTCTTTAAACGGCTGAAGGCACTTCAGAGTCTTACCCTCCCTGCCAGCCATAATTGCTCGAGTCACCTCCCCGTGAAAGGGGTTCATCTGAATGATGTTCGAGTTGTCAAGCACAAAGGTCGACGTCCCGTTAATAGTGCTGTTCGGGCCGCCGTAAGGATTCGAGTGGATGGCGTCAGCCTTACGGTGCGTCATCTTAAATGTCGGAGATTCGATTCTTGTTCTTCCGGTATTGTGAACATCACTCAGCCAGTAGTCGGAATAATGCGGGTCCTCGATGTAGTAGTAGTACATCCCCGCCCCGCCTGCATACCCCGTGCAAAAATTTCTCATCCTGAGGTATACGTCTCCGTATGACGGGTAGATGTAGGCCGGAGAAGCAATAACACCCACCTGTTGAGAAGAGCTATAAGACAGCGTTATGTAGGAAATGGTATCGAGAGGATCCTGATTAAGAAACGTGATGTAGGTTATATTGTCCTCTACGCGGTATTCAGCATCGATAATCTCTTCGGAATTAACTGTTTCGACAGATCCGTCGTTGTAATAAAGAACGAGATTAAAGGACTGCCCGACCAAATTAGTGCGATCACTGGTCATGGAAAATATGTAGCTGAAAGGAGCTATCTCGACGCACTGAGCGGTGTAATCGTATGGCGCACCATGTCTCCTGTCTGGAGTATGCGCGTCAATAACCGATATAGAACCGGTCACGTCCTTCCAAGCCGAAATAAACAGGCCTCCGTCATCGTCAACAAACGGACGAGGAGTGTATATCTCAACAATGTATCCGCCCGGGTTATCGATACTGTCAAAGTTCTCAATCAGGTTTATGTTAAACAGGCTAGTATAAACAACTGGCCTTCCGCCCTCCCCGTCAGTGGGAAGGTAATCCAAAACATCCACCTCAACATACTCCGCATACCCGCCAAGGGTGTTACTGAAGTTATCCCAACTCTCTGGGGAACGTCTTCTAACAAACCTTAGCTTATCACCCTTCTGAGGAACGTGATTTATGGTCGCCCCAATGTTATAAACGTTAGTGTACTTGTTGTCAAGCGTTATCTTGTAACGAGTGTCTTGACTTGCAGAATCTAAAACTATAGCACTGTTTGCGTATATGTTTTCAACCGAAACCATGTACTGACCAAAACTCAATATCTCGGTAGCCGGCTTCGCTACAATCCAGTACCTGTCGGCCCAGACCGGAGGTGCATGCCCGATGGTGATTTTCGGATTAATAGTAAAAGGGTTCCATTCTTTGGACAAAGACGATCTGTCGATGTCGTAAAAGAACGGAACAAACAGATTCATCTGATCCGAAGTATAAACGGTGCCGTCCCTGAAAGCCCTGTCCCCGTAAACTATCCCAAACTGGTGAGTGGCACCAGACTTTAGGGATGTCCGGGCGTCATTGAGGCGGGTCAGCTTGCTTTGAGTCGTGTTGATGTCGCTCGCGATCGGGGTGAAAGAGTATCTGAAAATAGTTCCAACAAGAGATACCGTCCCGGCGGGCTGACCAAGAGAAGCCATGAACGAGTCGCCGATCAACTGAATCATGTACTCATTCCGATCGGTAATCGTCGGGAGAGCGAGTGCTGCATCAATGTCCTGCTGAGTCACAATGTAGCTCAGAAGAATAGGGATGCTCGTCGGCCCGTTGAGTGTTATGACCATGCCTGCGCTGTAGGGGAATTCGGTCGTGACATTCCACGCATCGACGCCGGTATCCAGGTTCCCACCACCGGGGCCGTCCCATCTAGCCGTAAACCAAACATTCGCAAACGCAGACCACTGAACCTCCCTGATGATATAATCGGACTGAGAATCAATTGCGATCTTATCGAAACCCTCTCTGAAATTTATATACGCTACCTGACTCGTCGGAAGGTACTCTTGGCAACGAGCCGAAATAGGAAGGCGGTCATAATTTTTCTGGAAATCAACGGCAACTTTGGTGGATACGTTTCCGTAGAAATTGACCGTGTAATTCTCGTTGTCTGAAATCCCATCCCTCTCCTTATTGAATTCAGCAAAAACAGAAAACGGCCCCTCGGCGCCACCGGTGCTTTCGTCAAACTGCTGAACAGCTATGTTAAAGCCTATAATCTCTTTGGGGCCTGTTTCGAATGTAATAGCAATCCCGTTATCGTAGTTAGTACGAAGCCAGTTTGACCCTGTAACGAACTCCGACTGGTCAGGCAACGGCAGGTTACTGTACATCGACCATGAACTAACCTCGTTGTTCTCGTAAATGTACTGAATGCAGAACTTGAAAAGCTTCTTAGATATCTTGTTGTCGTTCCTGTCTACATCGGTAATGTACTGCGTATAGGGCGGGTTCGGAGGCCATTTAATTGCATCAATCGTCCTAAGCGTTACGCCAGTATAAAACCCTGACAACGCCTTTTCCAAGTTAATTTGGTACGGAGGATTAAAGACCCGATCCCCATCAACATACATCTGATCATCCCACCTGCCGTCTGTAAACTTCAGTATGTCGTCGAACGTATTTGCATGGAAAACAGGGAAGTTAACAGAGAAGTTCAGCTCAGGGCTTTGCAGAGCAAGCGAGTGTGCCTCCGAATTTATGTCGTAAACCCACACCTCGTGGTCCCCATCGTAGGCACACACGAAGTAAACTATAGACCTTGAATTTCCACCATTTCTCTCCCATATAGTGGCACCTATAACAACATCCCTACTCTCAAGCTCTGGGTTGGAGATGTTAACCGTGCCCCACGAGGTAATGACAGCAACTCCCTCACCAGTCACCGGACCAAGCCTGCAGTAACTCATGTCGCGGTAATCCCCCTTAGGGATTGATCGTGGATCATCGTCAGTGTTGATGCCCCCAGCAAAGATTATTTCTTCGTTGAAATCCATTATCCAAGATTAAGTTCTGAACTCTGCGCCAAAGCGTCAATCATTTCATACAACCTGGGAGCCTTCACCAAAAGGTTGGCACTCCATTGGGCGGCCTCGTACTGCATTTGCAGCTCTTTGTACTTAGCCATATCACCCGCACTACCCCTGTGGAAACAGTACTCACTCATTAGATAAAGCCTAAACGGTTCAGCGTATGCCGCATCAATCAATGTCCTCTCATCAATGCTTGAGCCGTTTGAAAAGTACTCAATAACAAGCTGCCCATCGGGTATGTTGTGGTCAAAAACAATGTTCCTACCATCAATCCTGTAGTAGTTCTCATTCCTCCCCCCGCCAGTTGTGTAGTTTGGATACCCGTAAAAATACCCAAAATAACCCGACGGATAGTAGCCGTCTATGATCACGGGGTCAGTGGCGTCGCTTTCGCACGTAAACACAGGCTCAGGGAATGTCAGTGACGTGTCCGGCGTCAGGGTCCATATCCTCCTTCCAGACTTGAGCCCTATCTTAGAGATGCGCATACAGTCTGGCGGGAGCGTGTACACCCTCGCCCCTGTATCAATCTTTGCATAAACCGTTTTTAGGCTCACAGACCCGTCAAGCGGCGATTTTTCACTCATGTAGTCTATGGCAACCTGAATCATCCAGTTCAAATCACGACCAGTAGGATTCTTGCCAAGCCTGTACAGGGCTGATGTTGCAATGTATTTTATATCCTTTATTGTCATCGACTAAGTGTAGTTTTATCAACCCTTTGATAACGCTTGAATGTCTATAGAGTTGTTGTTAAGGTCATCCTGGAACCCTTGGCTTGAAAGCGCCTGCAAGCACATTTGAAAGAAGGCAAGCTCACCAGCTCCATTCACATCCGATGGAATAACAAGTATATCGTCGTCTTCCATCTGATATATATTAGGGATCATAGTGATCGTAACCGAACCAGTTGGCTTCTTGTTGAACCTGAGCAGGTTCTTGTAAAGAACTGCAGCACTTTTATTGGCCCCCCTTAACACCTTCATTGCCGATGACTCCGCCTTCGTTTGAACAAGGTATTCACTTGCCGCCTCAGACTGGTCCTCAACCGTGTAGATAGAAAAGCTACCCGACATGGGCTGTGGATTCATCTCCACGTAGTACCCCCTCTCATCAGACTTCACGTCAAAAGAATACGGAACAGCCATGTCTGATGCCGCATACGGATCCCTGGTCACAATATCAGAAAGGGCAAAGTTTATGATCCTTGCTATTATTGATCTAGGATACAGCCTGCGAACATCCTCGGGGATATCTCCGCCCGTGAGTCTGTGCTGAACTAACTCTATGGCTTGGCGCTTCGTTATCATACCTTGCTAGGCATTTGGGTTTGAATATTCCACTGATTCTCATTACCGATACCGACATAGGTTTTAATCATGTCTGTCAGGTGATCGACCGTGCTCTCAGGGTACTCAAACTCAACGCTGAGGCTTGGGGAACCCTGCGGTTCAACAGAACTGTTTACGTGAGTTGATCCCGGCGGGAGATATACAGCGACCCCATTGATAAAATCATAGTCAAAGTACGGAGTGTTCGGTTTACGAATGTATGTAAACGAAATTCTGTTTAAGAATGGGTACAAGAAGTACTTGTTATTCCTTGTAACAAGTATCGGGTCATTCTCACCCGGGTTATCCACTGGGCTTGTAATGGAGTTCCTCATCTTAGCATCAAAGTCATGCTGACTTACAAAGTCAACAGACCTGTAGTTCTCGCTGGTAGAACACCCGTCGTTCATGAGTTCAAGGTAGCTTGATGCTGCCTCATACCATATGTCCTCAGGAATGTCTGCGTACCCTCCCTTTTTGGGGTTGCCAGGCATCACAGGCGTGAAACTCATGGCTGGGTACTGAGGAGAACCAAGTGTTTTGATAAACGGCTGAAGGTCACTTGATATTTCCCTGCTCTTCTCAAAGTTGTCCACTAACGTGTTCAGGTACCTTTGGCTTATCACCTTGATAGCCCTATTGAAGTCATCTGGAGTGATGAACCCACCGCGAAGGTCCTTACCCGCACGGAAAAGCAGTTCATCATATATTTGACCTAGAGTGGTTACCATTATTGATAGAATTTGATCTCTACGGTAGCATCATCCAAAATACTGTCGGCAGCAACCCCAGCAAAAGAGCCGGTAGATATTACTGCGTATCCAGAAGCAGGAGCGATAGCCACGTGACCCTTTACGGATCCGTTGGAGATGGACACCGCTGTTTTAGTTAGGCCAACAAGGCCGCCGATTGTAACTCGGTAAACGCCTTGAGCACTTCTCACCAATGAAATCGATTGACCGGTGTCATTGTACAGGGTCTGGTCCAAAGTGGGAGCAGAACTTCCTATTTGAGTGATTCTGAACACGGCAGACAAGTACTTTGGAACAACCGCTAGGGGTGACCCAACGGTTCCGTTTCCTGTAAGCGAGCTGTCGGTTGCCACGGAGTTCAGAGCCTGAATAATCGGGTTGAGAGGATCGGTATTATCAACAACAGTTCCAGTAACACTCTGCACCTTACTGCCAACATCAGTGATCAAAGACGCTATCTGAGACGTGTTTATGTCTATCAAAGACTGCAGGTACAGCGTAGCCCCAATAGTATTGTCTATTACGTCCTGAACATTGGTTCCTGGTATGTTGGGGTTTTCAGAAAAGGATACGTTTTCCGCAGCCGGATTTGCATTAGGGTCGTAATACAGAACCCAAACAGCCGCTCCAGGTGTGTTATCAATGCATCGATACTCGATACCAGTGTTGTAGTCCTGTTTGATTGCCCCAACAAGGTTTCCAGCCGTTGAATCCTCGGTAGCACCAGGGATTCCATCGAACAGCTTGTACTGTATGTTAGCCAGAAGCTGATCGATAACAGACTGACCGCTGTTGTTTGACACCCAGTAGTATGTCTCATCATCACAACAAGCACACTCACAGCCCGACGCATCAAGTTGAGACTCTATCAAAGAGATGGTCTCCTTGTACTTATCAAGCTCTCCGCAAGCCTTGTAGTTCAAAGCCTCTGTATAGTACAGAAGAACATTGTCTACAAAAACTTGGTACTTAGATACGCGATTAGACTTGAGCTCCAACTCGTGTGCCTTTCTCAGGTTTTCAATGCATGGAACAAGTCCACACAGTGTTCCCGCACAGCTTACTGAAAACTCCTTCGTAACAGACGTGCTGTACTGAAGTATCAGACCGTCGGTTTGAATAGTCTCAATAACCTCTGTCAGAGAAACGGTGTACGTTCCAGTCGCCAACGGAGTTTGAGTCTCAAGTGTTGGATATGGAAGAGATGTGGTTGTGATGGTCGGAGTAAATCCTGGTGTCGAAAATGTCCAACCAGGGTATGTGATCGTGCAGTTTAGGCTCGATACAACGTCGTTAGAACCAAGTTGAGTAGTGTTAGCCACCGCCCATGTGCCCGAATCGCCGTACTCGCAATCGTATGTAAAATCTACATTTGCAGTAGCTTTCTTACAACCCTTAAACACGTATGATTTATTCAGCTGAACATTCGTTATGTCAAACGATATATCCTCGTGAGGGGCTTCCGCATCAAGCTGCTCTTCAATGACAATAAGCGCCCCGTTCTCGCCCTCTGAGGCGGAAACAACAGTAGCAACTAAGTTTGGAGAACCTGTAACAAGGGTTATAGTGTTGCCCGACACAAGGAAGTTTACGAGCCACTCGCTGCCGTCTGTCTCAACTTCGTGTGGAGGAATTTCAGCAAAGATTTCAACACCGCCGATCAGCGGGTTTGAAAGAAGTCTCAAAGAGTATTGGAAGGAATAAACTCCATTGGCTGGCTCCCCATTGCCGTCAAGGACAAGAGGGAAAATAAAAACTGGGGTCTCGCCAGGGTGGAGAGACTCCCAGTTTTGAAGATCAATCATCGGGTCGCCAACAGAATTTTTGTCGACGATTATATCCCCGTTAAAAGATATAACACCGAGTCCCTTCGCCAAAAATGACGACAAATTAATACCAATTCCAGAGTAATCAGTTGAGTCCGTTACGATACCGCGAGGCTCAACATTCCCTGTGATGGGGTTGGTGTACGACAGTTCAAACGTAAGAGATACGGTGCTTAACATCTTTTATTGTTTTCTAAGTTTATTCAGCAATTCGCTATTTATTTTAAGGTGATCAACAAGCTCGAAGAACGCCTCTGATACTTGACCTTGTGTCTCGTAAAACGGATTCTTCAACCACTTATCCCCATCACCTCTTTTGTCGCGAAGATACCACTTTCCTTCGTCATTTTTGATAATTTTTTCCATCAAAAGACGATTTACTAGTTCTCCCTCGGATTCCTCAGACGTTGACTCTTGTGTTTTTTCCTTTTGAGTCTGAACGGACGCGTTTATAATGCTGAATGCGTTCGATTTAAACGTGGCTGAACCCTTAGAAATAGCATCTCGCAATGCCACACGATCTCGCTCCTCATTCCCCATGCGTTTCATCGCCAATCCATCAATAGCCTTCAGGATGACGTCATACGGGGTGTCAAAGTAAATAAGCTTCTCAAGATCAACACGCTCTTTTGCCTGCTTGATCTTAACCGCAGCCTCTACCTCTGGCTGGTAGTACTCATACCACGGGTCAGAAGAACGGAAGCGACACTTGTTCCCCTTGATAACGGGACACAAGTAGTGGACATAAAACAACAAGTCCTTCTGTCCAGACTGGATGGTCATCCCGTCTGAAATAGTTACGTTGTTGCCAGGGTAAAAAAACTCAACACCATTCCTTCCTGGTCGGGGGGAAGATGTTGAATACTGAATGTGGTACTGTTCCCCCGTCTCCGGATCAATGACAATTCCTCTGGCCTTTCTTGAGTTCGATTTAGGAGCCTCAAGTCGTACCCTAGCCTCACTGTCATGGGCGTTGGATGGAACCATCATTTTTTTTACGCCCTTTGAAGGGATCAGCCTTATTTTAACGGGCTTGCCCTTAAAGAACTCAGGGAAGTCCTCCCTCATTTGCTGCTCTGCCCAATCTGGGATAGAAACAGGTTGCATAGTGCTTATATCGAAAAGCATAACGTATATTGGATTTAAAAAAGGGGGCGACATTGCCCCCTTTTTATCTTTAGTCAAATTACACTACTGGCTCTGGGCCTGGCTCTGTAGCGTTGTAGAACATTCCGTACTTATTCACGTTAACGAACTTGAACGCAACCTCAGATACAATGTGAATACCGAGTTCCCACTTGTCGGTCTTGTTCGCAGCGGCACGACCACCTGTCTGCCACATATTCATGAACGCACCTGGCTTGTGACACAGACGAATGTACTTACCCATGTTTCCGATACCGTCATCAACATTGCCCTGGCTCATTGGGAGGAAGATTGCATAATCCGCCCAGTTAGAACCAGCCACGTTGAATGTTTGTGGGTTATCGAAAATACCCATACGAACCAGTCCAAAGTTCTTGTTATTGAAAACAAGGTTGTTGAACGAGTAAGTAGAGCGCATCAGGTCAGCGTACTGGCCTTCGCCCCAGAACGTTTTCTCCATCTGCACTTTATTGATGCTGATGTTAGCGTTCTTGTTATATTCAAACATTGCCTGCTCGATGTTCGCTGATGTTTTACCAGTTGTCCACACCATGTAATTCTTGATGGATGCGTCCTGTGAAGTAAGCATAGCCTCAAGCGTGTAGAAGTCTGAAGCATCAACAAAACCAGCAGCGTCGTGTGCCTGGCCACCAGCGAGGATAGATGGAATCAATCCGTTAGTAGTCTGAAACGATGTAGATGAAGACAGGTTAGTGTCTGTTTCACCAGCAAGGAAGGTGTTCACCATAGCGACCTGATGCTCACGCTGGAGGTACAGGATGTCGCGAGAGTTTGAGTACGGAGTTTGAACGCCGTTCTCAATCTGGGTGTACCAAAGCTGGTTGTACAGAGCCTCTGAGCTTGACAGTCCATCGTGACGCATAGTCTGAAGCTTTGCTCCACGCAGCTCATCAAAGGTGAACTTAGCCTCCTGAGCGCTAGAGTTTTCCTTCACGGAAACACCAACGTAGAAGAACTTATCACCCGTAGTTACACTGATTGTAGAAGACGCTGCAAGGGGACGCAAAGTGAGAGTGGCTGGAGTAGTAGAGGCGTCTTTAGCAACAACCTGAACAAGGGCTCCACTTGGTGCGTGACGATAAATCTCATTGACTGTCGCCCAAACATAGCGTGAACCATCAAGAACAACAACGTCAGCCGCAGCCAAATTAACTTGTGTTCCAGGGTTGTCTGTTGAATCAATTGTGATAGTTTCATCAACGGTGAAAGGAACCTCTTGACGAGTGAGTTCAAACCAACGAACGGTCGGCTGCTTCGCGATTTCGCGGTTACCGATAGCGTTCATAATCTGGTTCATTGCGTCCCAGTACTCATCACCGAACGGCAGGTATGCTACCGCGTCGAAATCTTCTTTGAGTGCATCCCAGTTGTTCTGGATGCCACCATAGGTCATCCCGCCGGGGGCTGACAAAGGTGCGATATTTCCATTAGGTGTAAATCCCATTTTCTTTAATTTTTTTAACTGTTGTTAGACTGAATTTGTTGTGACGGGATAGGAAGCCCACGATCCATAAGGTCGCGTTGTGCTGGCGTTAAACCCTTCGCGTCAACATTTGTTTTGCCCGAACGGTTCACCATCTTTGGCTGACCGTTGAACACTGTTTGAACGGCTTTCTTTTCCGCACCTGCCTGAAGGGCGTTTTGAATTTGGATTCCAATATCCCCGGACTGAAGCTTATGTACGAGAATTTGGTTAGAAACCCAATCCCTAACCTGTTGTTTACCCTCCTTTGTCGATGCGTCAAAGGCCCTACCCAAGTACGAAGCGTATTGCGACTTCAAGACGGCTTCAACCTCTTCGCTCGAAACTTGCAGCGATATTTGGTTTTCGCCAAACTTGTACGGCACATCCTTAATTTGTTTTGAGAAGCTTTCGGCTTCTGAAAACGCTAACGACTGCCTATCCGCAAACGATTTTTCGTTTTGGGATTTCAACTCTTTTGCAAAGATAAACGGATTTTTAGCATCCGCAATCTCTTTTTTTACTTTTGTTATAGCATCAATTGCGTCAAGGGCGTCTGATTTCATCAGGGCTGTTGGGGTGTAGTCCCCATCAAACCCAATCCCATACTTCTCCCGAACGGCCTCTTCAATTGTTTCTTGACCAAGCTTCTTGAATTTTTCGGGGTTCTTTACAGCCTCAGCAACAATTAGCGCTGACAGCGGATCCTCCATCATCGTTTCTGCGTCTAAAGACATCATCTTCGATGAAATAGAAGACGGAATTCCCTTCTTTGAAAATTGGACAAGCATCCTGGCCTCTTCATTCCCCGCGTAAGGATCTTCGGCCTCCTGCAGCAGTGCAAAGCCGTCCTCAATATCCTTCTGTTTTTCTTCAAGCTCTGCAGCCAAGGACTTGTAAGTCTTTAGCTGTTCAAACTCCTGTTTAAAAACATCTTCGCTCTCATAGCCAAGCACGTTGTACCACTCCTGTGGCAAATTCTGCTCTTGGTTTTCCCCTGAATTTTGTGAATTCTCCGGGGTTTCATTGTTCATTTCTGCTGTTTCCATTTGATTATACTCTTCCTGTTATTTCGTTTCCGTACTGAGACTCAAGTGTGGCCTCTAAGTTTATCTGTTCAAGCACCTGTTCGCCCTTCAAAAGCTGAAGGTCGTAGTTGTCTTCTGACTTCAGTTTAAGCAGCTCCTTCTCCTTCATTAACTCAAGGTTGTAAAGCTGTGCCTGTTTCTTCAAGTCTATTTCTGCCATCTGCATTGCTGATTGCAGTTTTGCCTGCTCGCTCATCATTGCCGTCTGCTGTTGACCCTGAATGGTTTGCTGCAGCATTTCCTTAGCGTGAGCCTCTTCACGGGCCTTCGCATCAATCTCTGACTTAGCCATAAACCAAAGGGCCTCATCAACATCCCCGTTCTTGAGCATCTGTGCAACCCTTTCAATGCTTGAAGGAGACAACAGCACAGACCCATCCTTAGTTGGGATTTGAGACATCTGTATTGCCCGCTGAAGGATCATGCTCTTTTCCTTTTCGTTAGGAAGAGACCTGCAGGTAATTGCTAACTGATCAAGGGTTAAATCCTGTATCTCAACAAGCGCGTTTATAAGGTTCTCCCCAATGACGGCTCTATAAAACTCTTCAATCTTTTTGTCAAATTGAATGTCTATTCTTGCCTGGTGAATTATTCTTTCTGCAATCTTCTCCTTAAACCGTCTTTCAGACTCGCGGAGCGGCCAGTTGGCGTGGTTACCGGCAATGTAGTCAGCCTCCATAACACCAACAAGTCTTTCTGCACTCTGGTCAGGACTTGCAGCCATCGCATCAGGGATGCCAAGCACGTCCTTAATCATGAGCTGAATGTTGGCTATTTGATTCAGCCACTCCTGGCCCTGTGGACCAAGGCCGTTATCCATTTCAACCAATGGCTGTGATACATACTTTCCTGTTGCAGCATTAAACTTTGTTGCCGCAACAAGAATACCGTTTTGGCGATGAACGTGCATCAAGTCAAAAAGATCGTACTCCACCCCGCCAATCTTAATGTTGGCGGACTCACCTATATCTATTCTATATCCCTTCGGAGCAGCAGCCCAAACTGCTGATCTCAGTTTAAGGACGGCAAACATGAGATCGTCAAGAAGACCCTTAACACTTCTTGTTGGACTTTGACCAAGAATCCTATCGATTACATAGGAGCACTTAGGCGTAAGGCCGCTCTGCATTTGGTTTGGCTTCTTGCGCCAATCGTATATTTTATCTTGTCCTGTGCCAGAGATTATGTAGCACCCCTCGTACCAATAGTTGCATGAAACCTCATGGTAATCATCGCTTTGGCTTTTCTTTTTCTCGTCTACGGGCTTGTTATTCTTTAAGAATGTCCTTACACCCTGCTTGTTAGTCCTCTCAACGTATTGAGAGTAGTCTGTTGACAGGTACTCAAACTTAAGAACATAAACCTTGAAGTCCATCCACACCCATTTATTGGTGGTTGGATCTTTTCTCTCGAACGCCCACGCAGGTATAGAGCTTACGTCAGTTTGATACGGAACATATGACTTGGCCATTGCCTGTATTTGTTCATCAGGGAAGCCCGCCTCCTTCAGCTTAGGGTAAATAGACTGAATGGTCTCAACCTCAATATGCCCAATAGCAACAGGGTCATTTTCGTTGTCCTCATTCCACAGCATGACCATCCTTGCTGGGTCAACGTACTTCACCTTTACCTGTCCAGTTTTCTCGTCGTTGTAAACCTTTGCCGCACGGAAGTGATAGTCTACAGCATCCCTGTTCGTTTTCATTCTTAGGTCATGCCACTTGGATGCCCTAAAACCAGATTCAGCAAGCTTTTCAAGAGCGACCTCATACCTCGCCTTAAAAAAACCAAGCCTTTCAGCCACCTCAACAGTCGCTGGGTCATTTGCAACAAACGGAACAGAAAGTTTTTTAAGGCCCAAAGACTCCAGGAACGGATTAACAACAGAGTTTCTGGCGATTACCTTGGCCTTCTCTGTTTTTTTAACATTTATTATAGATCTATCAAGGGACAGGCAGTCCACCTTGTAGTCGTTGTCAGAAAGGATTGACAACAAAACGTTGGTCATCTTTCTCATCGGAGAGAAGATGTCGTAACTCACGTTTGCCATTGCCTTTCTTTGAGCCTTCGTCATTCCGCGTGTGGAAGAAACGGCCTCGCCCTGCTTCGCCTGTTTGTTACCAATCGGGGATCCGTTAGAGAACCAGTTCTTGTACTTTTCCGGGGACTGCATTCCAGACCCGTAGTTACGGACCTCCTGCATCTCTGGCATTTGAGCCATGGAAAAATATGTTCCTCCCGCGCAAAAGCGAGAATACAAAGCCCTCCCGCAACGCAAACCGAAGTCTGGCTTCAGCTTGTCAATCTCGGGTATGTTGTCATTCGGGAAAAGTACCCCTCCAGCTAATTGAGGTAGAAGCATATGTAACAAAAATATTTATTCCTTGCAAATGTATGCAATTTTATCGCAATTTGTTGAAAACAAATTAGTCAACATCAAACGACTGAAAAGATCCCGTGACCTCTATGGGTTGGTAAACCTCCTTGTAAAGGTCTGGCATCCTGCTCTTTATCGCCCTCATGCACCAACCTGTGGCCGCGCAAAGGTCATGGTTTGTCAGGTCGTCTATACCCCTCATCTGTGTCCACTCCTCAAGGATTTCCCATATTTTCACGTACTTAGCGTTGTTGTGGAAGTAGGTCATTATATCCCCTGCCATTTCATTCTGCTCGGCAACACCCGCCCAAACTCCTGGTCTTGAATCCTGCTTCCCATCAGCCCCCATGTCCTTCAAAAGATAGCCGTCAAACCCATTATCCCTGAAGTACTCAACAATAGATTCTCCATCGGGCCACTCTGGGTAAACGTACGCCCCAAATAGTATTGCGGCCTTTAACCACTCCTCGTGGTACTCCTCTTTGTCATCCACCGGGTTGTTATAAATCATCACCCAATCACTTGACACCCACTCAGACCTGGGTTTCGTGTCCGGATCTACTTGTGAATCCCTCTTGTAAAATATTGCGGCGGCTGCGTTTGACTTTTTCTTGCCAACAGTATTCCTCCTGTGGAACTTAACTGGGTCACAGGCAAGAAAAAATTTATTCATTACAGACGGATCGGGGGCATAAATCACACCCCTGTTTTTTGGCGGCACATAACCCTCTTCCGCGGTAACCACAGTCCTTAAATTCCTTTGATCAATTGGGGGTAGGTAAGACATTATCCACTTGCCCTTGGGGTCGTTCTCAACAAAAACATCTCCTCCAAACTTTTCCCCCAACCACTTTAAGTTTACGCGTGTGGTTATAGGGGTTTTTGAAAACTTGAGTTCAGATATTCGATCCCTCATCTTCTCAATCGGCATACCCATGTCCTTAGGGATTACGGCAAAGGCCTGCTTCCACGTCATGGGAAAGTTCTGTTGCAACTTTATCAAGTTACTCCACTGCTTCTTTTTCTCGAAGTACTCTGCCTGGTTGAGCAAATAGGTTTTAGCACCTTTTGTTATCCACTTCCCCTCATTAGACATTACCGGCTCATCAGGGTCGTCTACAACGCTTGCCCCGTACTCGTCTATGTATCCCTCAACAGCATAGTATCCAGGCAAGAAGAAGTTAACAAGACCGGATGCCGTTGTTCCGTTTTCATTCCTATCAGAGAAGTGAGAGTCATTGGCAATATCGAAAAACTGAGCCCCACCACCACTCTCCATATCGCCAACGGTTGACGGCATAATGCAAAATCCTCGTATGTTTTGTCCTCGTTCTATTGCGGGTTTCATGGTGTTGTACCACCACGTAGGTATGTTTTGATCGGCTGCCTTGGCGTCTGTTTTTTTTGCGGGCTCATCCCGATACACAAAGGCAATCTCTGCCTCACCATCCGCAGCCTTTTCTGTAGACGGTAAGGGTGTAATGAAGCACTCCATTTGCTCGGGGATTATCCCAGCCCTTGCGGCAGAGGCCACCGAACCTTCGTACTGAAACCTCAACCCCTGCTTCGCCTCCAGTCTACCCCTGTAGTACGGCCTGAAGAAAAACGGCAACTTGCTTATAGGGGTTTGTATCTGCTTGACAAATATCTTATCCACCGCCTGATCTTCATTCATTGCCTGTATGATAAATGTCTGGTCGGGCATGTTCAGTGTTCCCCACGTGCAGAAACAACAAGATATTGCCGTCTTAGCAATCCTCCTCCCAGAGACAAAGTTTGTCCCATGCACCGTCCTTCTCCCCATATCAACAGTGATGTTTATGTTTGGCTCAGCGTAGTACTCAGAGTTTATCTCTTTCACCTCCTCAATAACATCCTTAATGTCCTTGTTTGAGTACCTTGTCTTAACAACCCCGTCTTCCCTGTAAGACACTTTGTGCTTGTAGAACGCCTCTTGTGTCGTGTACGCGTACATCAAAAAGTGGAACATTTTTCGTTGGTAGTCCCTGTAATCTGGCCTGTTTCCATTCTTCCCAAAGTTTTTCACCGGCCAAAAATTAAGGAAGAAGTAGTTCGCACCGTTTAGGTAAGTTGGTTTTCCCTTAATGAAACACCAGTAGCCAACGTACCTGCGTTTAATCTGAAGCTTTATCCACTCAATTTCTGATGCGTAGTACTTTTGATTTGACTCAATCTCCTCGTAGATATCCTCTAACCTTACGTCAGACACCTCCTTGTACTTACCCTTGTTTACAGCGTGTTTTTTATTGAACACAACCTCGTAAATCATCCTCAACTTCTCGGGCATCTCCTGGTGCGTGAACTTCTGTTTTTCAGGGGCAAGTCCATACCCATCCACATAGGTCAGCGCCTCCTCCCTTGTAACTGGTCGCTTCAGCATCTCGGTGTACCACTGCTCAAGAACAGGGAGCTTTATCATAATGGTGTCAAGGTCTGGATCATCATCATGAAAAACAACGTACTTATCCTCCTCCTCGTATTGGTACTCCATTGTTTATGGTATTATTTCTGGGAATATCTCCTTTTTCTCTCTCCAAACCCTTGAGTAGTGCTCGGGCTGAATGCCGAGGTTCTCAGCCCTAACAGAGAACGTGATTGACTTTTGAAGCATGACACTACTCTCCTCGTTCATGATTCTTGTTCTTGCGCTAACAAGTGTTTGCCTCCACCGCTCAAGACCCTCCTGGAAGTTCTTGTCGTCATTAGACCTATCAACAGGCTGGGTTAGAAGCGCCCTCTGAAGAGCGGCTATGCGTATATCGGCAGTGCTCATGATGGAGTAGTCCTCCGAGCACTGAAGCCTGGTGAACGCAATGTATCTATCCACAGCCCATTCAGCATTCATCAAGCACAACTGAACGTAGCCCTCGTCGGTCGTGTCATTCTCGTCAACCACTATGTTCAACTTATTGAGGGTGTACCTCTTGCGCTGATTAATATCTGGATAGGCCTCCCTTACTGGTGTCCCTGGGGCAAACATGTATATCAAGTACCTGAGCACCTTGTCTGCATCCACTCCACTTGGAAGGTCGTCAGACCTATCAAATATGTGGGCTTGACTAGCCAAGTCAGAGAACCGATGAACCACAGACTCTTCTTCTGGGATGTTCTCGATATTGTACGCTATTTTGCTAAAGTCAAGCTTGATCATTCTCGTACGCCTTTATCACTCGTGTTTGAAACCTAACAAGATCCGTGCTCTGCCCAAGAGTTGGATCAAGAGGAATGGCAAAGTGGTTCTTCATTATCACAACATCACCCCTCTTAACTGACGTGTTTGTCCACGGGGAAAAATCGCTGAACCTTGGCGTCCTTGCGTTTGGTACAACCACCTCAACGCGGGCAGTGTCGTTATCAATCAAGAATATCGAGCCGTACTTCCTGTCGTTGGGCAGCTTTTTCCCTATAACGTACCCATTAAGACTAACGATATCATCGCCCCTCTTTGCGGCAAATATTGACCTTGTTGGGATCATTAAAAATGTTTTGCCGTCAGACTCAAAGCCGTTCTCGCCCTCGGTAATCATCTCCCTAGTGTAAGTGGCATCAAACCACACCTCGTCGCCAATAACAGCATCAAACTCGCAGTCGTAGTCCCACCCGAAGTCGTTGAGGCTTGCCTCGGGCATCTTAACTATGATCCCCCTCCTTACCGCCTGTTTGTCCTGGTGGTTCTCCTTGTTTTCGTCGGCCTTCCTATTTACCTCAGCAAGCATCTTGTAGTACTCCTTGGTGGCCTCGTCGTCCTTATACCTGGACTTTTTCATCCCCTTTACGGCACTAAAAATGTCCCTTGGATCTATATCGGCAACACCGCTCTTCACCTTGTGTACAATCTTTAGCGTACCCCCGTTAAAGGATACCTCGTCCTCTGTAAGCGAGTGTATCTCCACCAAGCAGCAACCGTTAAGAAGCCTTAACGAGTCAACATCAATACCATTAAAGTTCATCGGCAAAATCTTTTTTCGTAAATCTCTAAAAAAGCAAGCTGCCTCTCGAAAAGTTTCTTCCCAACAGGCTTTTTATCACGCATCCTGCAAATGGCCCTGCGGATAGAGGCGTAAGAGCCATCAAAAAGCTCTATAACCTCGGGGTCTTCAGTAAGTGACTCTAGCTTGTCTTTCTCTGCCACCTCCCTGCGGATGTAGTAGTCGTAGACCTTAATGGCCTTTTCGTACTGCTCTTTTGTTTTTGTTCTTATCATAGTGCTCCTGAAGTGTTTTAAAGAACATCGACCGCTTTACCCTCTGCTCAACACGAGTTGAGGACACCTCGCTCAGGGTGTTCTTGTATCTTTCTATTGTTTTCTCAACCTCGTCAAGATCGTTGTCGGTTACTGACGGCTTACACAGGCACAGGGTTTTTCTTGCCCCGTTTGCCATTGGGTTAAATATCCTTGTAACCTCGTATATTTCGACACGATCATCAATAAGGCGCTGTAAAACAGTCTTAGCCCTTTCCCACGTCTTCTTGTTACTCATATAAAAACGCAATGTATTTT